CTTATCCTTTGCTTTTTCAATGTCGTGTTCGTATCTATATTCTTTCATACAGCTTAACAATGAACGCCCATTATTTCCTAGTTGCCACATTTCCCAAACATCTAAAGGAATATCTTCTGCTGTCTTAATGTCCTCAAATTTGCTCACCACTTCGTTGTAATTATCAATTATATACTTGTCTTGAGCAGATTGAGCAGCCTCTTTTTCTTTTCGTTCCTCTGCTTCTATTATCTTTTTGAGTCTTGGGTTATTTTCTAGTTTTTTAGCAATTATTTCGTCAATTTGTTCTTCTGTTAGACCAAAATTGTTATCATTGCTTTTTTCTTTGGGTTGATGTTGTTCGCTTTCAGTTTCCAGACTAGCATCCGTATCTTCTTCTTGAAAATCATCATCAGATAAATTGGATAAAAATTCGTCTACATCTTCATATCCGTCTGGTAAAACTGTTTTTAATTTTGACTTGAAATCTTCCATCTGCTTGTTGTACTTATCTTCTGCCTCTTTTTCAGCCTTTACTCTCATATGCTTAAAAAAGGCGTTTTCCTCTTTAGATTGCTTGTGAGTTGCGCTCTCACTAGTTTCGCTCTTTTCTTCTTCGCCATCTTTAATAGGAACTGTACTACTAGCAGTTTCAGTGTTTGTTACGTCTGCTGAATCTATGTTTTCAGAAGTTGCAGTAACAAGCACCTCCGTTTCTTGTGAGCCTTCGGCACTCACTTGACCGCCGTTTGCCGCTGATATGACATTATCGGTGTTATTAGTTTCTTGCTGTACTTTGTTTTCGTCTCCCATATTTTCTCTCCTTTTTGCATTTTTAGGTATTCACCACGTTATCGCATACGAAATTAGTATTCCTTAGTGTTATTTTAACATACTTCACTTCTTTTGGCAATAGGATTGTTTGCATACAAAAACCTCCCGATTTTGGGAGGTTATTGAGGGTTTTTAACTTGTAAATGTTTTTCATATGACTTACGTCATGGATGATGGCATCTTTCCTTGGTTTTTACTGGGTTCTGCTCTTAAATCTTTGCTTTTATGTATCACTCCTGCTAAAGGTTTCTTTTCTCCAGCTCCACCTTCCATAAAAGTACCCATTGCCTTAGTGCCTGCACCCTTGCCTTTTTTTGCGACTCTTGCCATGATAAACAACTCCTTTCCTAGTTTAGTTTATCTCTATTTTTCACCATACGGTTTTGACCGTACGTTAGGTGTAATAGACTTCTGAATATTTTTTAAATTTTCTCCAACTACAGGTTGCATAATTCTTTTTCTTTCCCTTGTAAGTATTGGAGATTTTTTCAATATATTTCCTTGATTCGGTTGCATGGGATTAATTCCTGCCATTATGCTCACTTCCCTTTGTCGAATTTTATTCCATTCGGTCTTTTCTGTCTTAAATCTTGACCTTTTCCAGCTATAACATTTACGTCATATATTGCCGAAAATCTGTTTCTTTTTGTATCAAAATTTTCTTTATATGCTCTACCCATGTTAGGATTACTTGGGTCACATTTTCCATATTTTTTAGCCATTATATACACCCCTTTTTAAAGTGGTTTTACTTGTGCTTGGATATTTTTCAACTTTTTTTCCTACTGTTGTATTTTCTCTCTTTCCGTTTCCAGTATTCTTTCTTCCTTCTCCCATTATTTTATTTCGATTTACAGGAGTTGAAGGTTCAAATATTTGTGCCATTTTATTTACCTCATTTCGGCATCTTGCTTCTCATTGAGTTTGGTAATTTGCTCATAGGCTTTTTACCTTGAGTGCTAGATGTTTTTACTGCATTTTTCTTCTTTTTTGGCTTTTCCATTTGCATACCTACTATTATAGATATTCCACCTTGTTTTTTATTTTTAGAGCCTTTAGTTCTACCCATCATTTCTTGCCCCCTTTCTTCTTTGGTAGCTTACCTCCACAACTCTTTCTTGCTGTTGAAAGTGAAGCGGCTACTGCTTGTTTTTTAGGGTGTCCAGACTTTATCATTTCTGATATGTTCTTGCTTATTGTTTTTCGGCTGCATCCTTTTCGAAGCGGCATATCAAATCACTCTCCTATTTTTTCTTTCTTCCTGCTGATGCCATTTTTGCCATTTTCTTTGCTCCATACTTCTTTCTTCCAACCATAGCGGCTATGGCTGATGGGTTCTTAGCGCCCCCTAATTTTGCGCTTTCTTCTACTGCTTTAAATCTTGCTCCTGTACCTAATTTTGAAGATTTTCTTTTCTTCTCAAGTGCTTCTCTTTTCTTTGTTGTTTCGCTTTTTGCTCTTGCCATTTATATCATCCCTTTCGATTTGTTCCTTCTATTCCTTTTTCTTCTCTTTCAATTGTTCTCTTTTTTAGCCATAATAGAGCTTCTTCTATTTTTGTTATTGCTATAGCTGTTTCTCTATTAGAAAAATCTCCTTCTTGAATACAGTTTAGTCTTTCCAATACTACCGCTAAAACTAACTCGTCACTAACTCCATTAATTCCGACTTCCTTTTTTCCACCTTTTTGGAATTTCAATTCTCCTAAATATTCTCCACTTCCAGCATTTTTAAATTGAAAATGATGATACGTATTATAGGCTTTTTGGTTTTCATCTTCGTGATATACTCTCACGTGCATTTTGTCTAATAATGAATTTTTTAGTTCTTCCATGTTTTTATTCCTCCACATCTATTAATGTATATTTTTCATTTTCTTTGAATAATTCTTCCTCTAGTTTTTCTCCTTCTTGGAGTCCTATTAATTTAAAGTTTGCGTTAATATACCTATCTACTAATTGCCTAACGCTGTATTTCGGCATATTTAAAACATAAAGTCCGTTGTTTAGCTCATGAGATATTATTTTGTTTATAATAGAACTAACTATACTTTCTCTTGATGCCATATATCTGGTCGCATTAAAATCTGTTATCGTCAATGGCAAACCATCTTTATGTTGTTTGTCCCATATTTGTAAGCAGCTACCCGAACTTCCCATAATGTTTCCGCTTCTTATAACGACAAATTTTGTCTTGCTATTACCTTGATAGTTCATTGCATCTAACGTCAAATTTTCTGCCATTAATTTTGAAGCTCCGTACACATTTCTAGGATTTACAGCCTTATCTGTGCTTATTTGAATATATAAGTCTATGTCATGTTCTATTGCGCATTCTATTGCATTCTGTACACCGCCTACGTTTGTTTTTACTGTTTCAAACGGATTTTCTTCGCATATTCTTACGTGCTTCATTGCTGCACAATTAATCACAACATCTACTCCGTCATAAGCTTTTGAAAGTCTTTCCTTGTCACGTATATCGCCTATAAGATATCTCATTCTATCTTCGCCGTACTTTTCTCTTAGCCAAAACATTGATTCTTCATGTCTTGCGTATGCTCTTATAGATTCAACGTCTGTACATAACAATAATTGTTCAACAAATTCACTTCCAAGAGTACCAGTCGCTCCTATGATTAAAACCTTTTTTCCTTTTAATGCGTTCATCTTTTCCTCCTTGTAATTAGATTATTTAATATGATTATATCATAAGTTTTACAATGAGTCCATATTTCCTCTCATTATTGCCTCTTGTTCTTCTTCGCTTAGACTCAAAAAATGTTCTCTGTATTTCTTAGGCAGTATGTTTAATATTGCCATAATTTGTTCTTCTGTTAGTCCTTCCGGCTCTGTATCTCCTTGAGTTTCACCTGTTTCAGGTCTAGCTGCTGCTGCTCCTGATTCTGGAGCTGGAGGTGTTGCCTCCGTTCCTTCTTCTGGAGTATCACCTTCTGCTTGAGCTTGTTCTTCTGTTGGAGCTTGTCCTTCCATTGCGCTTCCCATTTGCATCTGTTCTGCTGCTTGTTCTTGTGCTTGACCAACTTGGTCTTTTAGACTTTCTAAAATTACTTTTGCATTCGGGAATTTAAGTTTTTGTAGCAATGTCCAGACCATAACATTTGATGGAGTTGGCTCGAAGAAGCCTCCGGCTGCCAACTGTATTGTGTTGTTATAGATTGACACTGACGTTCTCGGGAATGGCTGTTCTTCTGAAATTTCTATATCAATATCAGGATAAACCCATTCTTCTGACTCTATGTCATATTTTAAAAGATTGTAACGATTAAATTTTCCATATTCAGGCTTTACTCCAGTATCAATTCTGTGAGGTCTAGTTCCATCTGAAAAACATATTAAGAAATCGCAGATTAGTTTATATATCTTCTTATACGCAATATGTTTTTCGTTGCTTTTAACATTTAAAGTTTGGCTTGACTGTTGTATAAGTGCTTCAACCATCTTACCACTTGTAGCATCATTTTCGTTAAAACCTCTTTGTATGTTTGTAATACCTACCTGATGTTGCGATAAATCTCTAAGAAGTTGGAACGTATTTAATACCATCTGGTCATTTGCTAATAAATTGATTTCACGTATTCCTCCTGCTGGGTCAGTCATAGGTAATAGCTGCTGGTCTGCATTATTTATAAGTAATGCAGCTTCTTCTTCGGAGTCTTTTTGATAAGCAATCTTTGTTGTTCCGTTTATCATTCTTTCTTCATGCTTCATCCACATTTTTTTCATTGACTGTTCACTATCCCATAGTATTTCACTATTGGATATTCCCCATGGACATTTGCTTCGTGGGATATTATATTGAAAAACAAATGGAAGTTGAGTAGGTATATATCTTTTCATTTTAGTGCCTTTTAATAATTTAACAACTTTTTCGGGCTTTTCATCAACTCCCGGAGACTGGACTCTTATCCATGTTTTATAATCTTTTGGAACTAATTCTATATTTTCTGGGATTGTATTTCCATTTTTATCATATAACAATTCTCCAGTGTTAGGGTCTGTTTTTCTTCTATAATAAAATTTTGGCATTCTTGATAATATTAATCTTCCAGAAAATATCTGAACTCCAACGTCACCTTCTTCGTCAATGTACCATCTTTCTACAACAACAAATTTATTAAGCGGATGATTCGCTCCATGCATATAAATATTAGGATTTGAGTCTACGTCAAGTGTTTTGTTTACATTCCTCAACATTTTTTTGCCTAAATCATCCCAATATGATAGTGCTGGCTGACCATGTCCTACTAACATTTTAGCAATTTCTCCATATTTTCTTATACATCTTCCTAATGTAACATTCTCAACATGATATATTACGTCACATTTATCTATGTCTGTTGTACCGGGAGCTATTAAAATATTTTTTGGGTGTATTCTTTCAATCTCAACTCTACCTCTAAATCCAGCACCTATGAAGTTTGGATTCCATAATACTTTATATATTACAGTACCATATTTTTTACATTCTCTTTCAGCATATGAATTTATTTTTTCCATATCGTTACTTCTTAGAGTGTAATCGCATTGAGCTTGAAGTTCTCTTACAGCTTCTTCATCATCTTCGTCAACTGCTTTAAAAACTGCCTCTGGTATTGTTAAATCTACTTCTGCTTCTGACAACATGAACATGAGCTTAAAAACGGTTCTTGCATCTGTATCGGCGCTATCAGTGTAAATGTTTCCTATTTCTCTGTCTCCGATATAGAACGTTTCTTCCATATCAAACTTTTCATCCCATTTTGTCTTATCATAATATGCTTTCCAAAATTCTTCCATTAACCGAGAGGCTTCTGTAGAATCGTAGCTTTCAGACTCTAACGGGTCAGTTACGATATCTGTTACACCTACGTCATTTTTGTCAAAAGCGCTTGCCATAGCGTCCTTTTTCCCTTTAGGGTAATTGTTAAGACCTTTCATTGTCTTACTCACCTTATCTGCCATAGTCCACTACCTTCCTTCTTTATTTTATAATTTCAATACGTCCTTCTTTGAATACAGCCTCTATATTAGTTCCATTTTTTCTCAAATAGTCTGTCATCATTGCTATCATTCCAGTCATTAATATACTATCTACTTTAGCCTTATATTTTGGGTCTGTTCTGTACAATAATGGGTCATATTTAAGTCTTAGAGCTGCGCACATCATTGCCAATCTTTCCATTTCGTTCATTTGCATAAAATTAGGCATCTCTTCTTTTGGTCTTTTTGGAAACTTGTCTGGATTGATTGGCTTATGTTTCGGCGCAATCCTAGTTTGTGGAGCTTCATTTTTGCTGTAATCGAACTTTTTTCCATTTTTGTCTAATAACATTTTTAAATTCCTCCTGATATGTTTTTTTGTATAAATTAATTATAACACATAATATTAATTTAGTCTCTATTCCTTCTTGGTATTATATTTAGCCCATGTCTTTTGGCTACTTCTAGTTCATACTTCTTTCGATAATTCTCTCTTAATGATGGATTTCTGTGTATATCTTCATAAACACTTGGGTGAACCATTTCAATCTCATTCGGCTTTACAGTCTTATCGACCTTTGGAGGCTTACCTCTTTGTTGACTTCTTGCTTCATACATAATTGCGGTTGATAACACGCAATCATCATGGCAACCTTCTTCATGTTCTTCTTTTCCATCACTTTTATAAACAAATGTTAACATTTCATCTAGAGTATCTATATCTACTATATACTCAATATTTTCTCTGACAATCGCTCTTAAAGAGTTTATTATCTTCTTTCTACTCTGTTTTTTTGTATCAAAACCAAACTTTTGAATTTTTGTTTTGCTTATTTTATCATATATTTCACGCTTATATTGTTTGTAATATCCTTGATTTTTTAATGAGGTTATGGTAGTTAGACCATGATTATTTACTTCATTTGCTATCAATGCCTCGTTATAATATCTTGCTAATTTAATCTGTTCGTCAGCAAATAAATCCGGGTGTATATGGCATCTAAGCTTTGCGACTATCTTACCTGTTGTATTATCACATACTGGAGATACACTCCAGTCTCCATGCGCTAAACCTTCCGCAATATCTCCACCCATAACATACGGATACCCCTCTTTTGGTTCTTCGTATATTTTAACTATTCCATATTCATCTGGTATAAATTCATACTTGCCAGTGATTGAATTGTATTCTATATACCCAACCTTGTAAGGATTATTTTTATATTTTAGTTCCAACTTATGCTTCCATTCTTGTATCTTTTGCCTATCAAAGACTGGTCTACCTGTTGTTAAAAAACATATCAAATCATCATGCGGATACTCTTGGTTAAATACATTTTCGTCATTTTGACATTTCTTTTTTATTGTATCTCTACGCCAATTAACTTGTTCATATGAGAGATTAAACCTGTTCTTTATATCAATTTCTTTTTGAGTTAAAGACTTTATAAATTCAGCTCTTTTATTTTCATCCGGGAATGGCAGCACATACTCTTTATGTTCATGCCATCCTACGAATATAGTGTGATAACTTAAATCGCCTCTCTTTG